GTTTGAACATCTAGTGTGCCAAAAGATAATGTTAAGTTTTGTGATTTTCTCCAAATATCATAATCAATTGCTTTTGAAGATGATACGAAAACGTTTATATTTTTTCTATTTAATATTAAATTAGTTGAATCTAAATCGTCAACTATTTGTCCTTTAACATTATCAATACTACTTCTTAATTCATAACCGTAATCTAATCCTGGTAATGTTCTATAATAATTGTAGAAGTCCTCACCATATGTGAATTCTCTAGATTTGGTTTTTAATGTTTTAGTTCTACCTGTTGTAATTGAATTAGCTTCATCTAAAACATCATATGATCTATGGTCTAATGTTTCCTCATACCAACCAGAACCCATTTGGAAGAACACGTTCTCATCATTTGTTGTTGGTGATATTGGTAACCCAGTATTTTCATCAACAGGGAAATCGGTTCTAGAACTAAATGATGTTGATGCCGTTTCTTCAACAATGTCATATGTGTAACCAGTAGTGTTAAAGGTTAACGTTTTATTGACTTTGTTGCCTTGCATAACATCAAAGATATCTTGCTCAATTGTTGAACTAGGTAAACTTGATTCAACGTTATAAACGAACTCATCAATTTTTACCATTTGTGGTGGTGCACCTATAAACCTTAAAAAGAAATCTAAACTACTTCTAGTACCTTTAGATTTATAGATATGTGCTAGGTTAACAACAATTCTTCTATAAAATTCAAGTTCTGCTTCAACTAAGTTTTTACCTATTGAAACCCCGTCGTATGTTTGAATTGAAGCGTTATATATTTGATCTTGTAATGTTTTCTCATCAAACATATTAATTGTATTAAAACCTAACGTGTTTGCTAAGTTTTTTAAGAATACATCTGGTATGTTATTGATGGTATCATAACTAACATTACGCATGTATGCAATGTTGTCAATATATTTTTTAACCTTATCAAAATTTTGACCATATAATTGGAAAATTTTATTGGTTTTTTGGTCATCTGTATCAAATTCAAATAATTGTGGTGATGATAGAAATCTAATTATTAAATCAGATTTGTACTCATCTACCTCAATCGCAATTGAGTTAACAGTGTCAATATAGTTTTGGTATTCTAAACCAACAATTCTAATATTCCAACCGTCTTTAGATACTGGCCAATTAACTTCAACTGGAATAATTTCGGTTTTTGTTCCGCCGGAAGTATCTCTAGGTATTTGAAACGTTGTCTTATATATTGGTAGTGTTTCTCTATTTAAAATTGTTTGTTCTAAATCGTCTAACCCTATATAAAACTCTTCGACAACGCCATTATTTGGGCGAATTAAATATGAACTTGTATATGTTGAACCAGTAAATGGCTTACCAATAACTTCGAACCCAACAACATTATTAACATCTGGCTCCGTATATTTTGTTACAGTATAAGTTGTGTTGTTAACATCAACGGCATATTTTTTATATGCTGAATATAAATTTCTTATACTATTTGTTGTTTCTCCAGTAACAACAACTGTCGGTTCAACTAAAACAACATCTAATGGATTATACATTAATGATGTTTGTAATGTAAACGTAGTTCTATTTGTGATTATATTGTAAACAATATTTTCAGCGGTGTTTTTGTTAACACCAACAGGTGATGTACTATCTGCTAAAAGTGCTGCTGGGAAATTATTAATAATCCTAGCTGTTGAAACTCTAAATCTTTCTCTTAATGAACCATATAATGATTTTCCGGCATCTGCTTTAGAATCATTAAATTTGATTGGTCTTTTTTCACCTGTTGACTGTGTAACAGTTGTTGGTGATTCTGTTTCAATTTTTAAATCTTCTAATGTTAAAAAATCCGAAAACGGCGCAGTTTTAAACGATTTTGAATCTTTTTCTGGTATGATTTTATCTAAAGCAAAATTGGTATTGGTCAATTGACTAGTTCCATCGGTAATTTGACTACCGATAATACTGTCGGAAAATGTTTGATTTCCGCTCGTTGCTTGACTTGGTACCTTATATTTTGCCATTATTCTGTAATATCATCAAAGTTTAAAGATTCATCAATAGTTGTTCTCTCTTCACGAACTTCATATAATGTTTCATTAAATTCGTCTTTAACTTCGTAAAGATTAAATTGTTTGTATATATTATTTTCTTTATTGTATATGCTGTATATACCACTATTAATTGCTTTAGTTTGATTACCATAAAGAGCAAGTGCTAATGTCGATGCATCATGTTCAACCATTTCAACCTCAATTGTTGTTGGGTTAAAGTATGTATTTGTAATGATTATTTCTTGGTTTGGCTGACCAATAAAAGGTATTGTATTCGGTCTGTTTGCTGGAGACGATGATGGTGTCACCGTCAAAAACATTAAATTACTAGCAGAATCAATGTATCTATAACGAATCGCTTTTTGTGACGAGTTTGTTAAATTAGATGTGATTGGCTCACAATAAAATGAAGAAGTCACTATTCGGTAAAAATTAGGAACTTTTTTGTGATTAGCATCTAGATATTCAATTCTGTGACCAATTAGACCTTGAGGTGTGAACTTGTTTCTATCCTCTGTTTCAATATTACCTAAATCTACAATAATACCTCTAACTGATGGTAATGACGCTAAAACCCCACAATCAGCTATTAATGTTCTAATTTGTTTAGGTCTAATATGTAATGTATATATTCCAATATCTGTGAAATCTGACGATTCTAATTTTAGATTGTACATACCACCTAAAACTTCAACACCATTTGAAGCACCCGTACTATCATTATGATATACTGGAGTTAAAATATCTGTTGCAGATAATTTTTTCAAAATTGGGGCGGAATCTGTCGACCTTGTCGCCGCATAATGGTAGATGATTTCAACATCTTCTGGTGATGCGTCTGCTGGTCTAACTATTCCGTATGATCCTACTGCCATGTGTTTTAATAATAAATATAATTTTTATTGTTTTCTTACTGTAAAAAATCCATTTCCATACACTTCTAACTCACCTAAACTGTCAACTTCACCTAATCTTAAGTTATATTCGCAAACACCCTGCTTTCCTCTTTCAACAAAAATGTCAGAATATATCACAGGATCATCAATAAACCCTAAAAAATGTTCATTTCTGGTTAACATTGCGTTTATTGTTGATTCTATTTGAAATGACGCCGTGTTCCCAGAAATATATGTAGAACCATCAGATAAATCTTTATATTGTAATCCATCTAATGTGTATCCTGTATATGCGTATGTTTCACCTTCAACTGTTGTTGTTCCGGTTGTAATTCCACTGTATGAATTTCCTGAACCATATAATTTTAATTCGTCTACTCTACTAGTTCCAACACCTAAGAAAGTGGTGGTACCCGTATGTCCGGTAGCATAATCATAATCGTTCAAATAATCTTGTGTAACTCCAGTAATGCTTGTATATGGTACATCAAACGTTAGTGTTCCTAATGCATTTGTGCCGGTATACCCGCTAACCAAAGGTACCTGTATTGTTTTTTCAACCTCTTGAACACCCCAGGGGCTATCCATTGTTATTGTTATTGTTTTTTCACCGCTACTAGTATATGTGTGTGATGTATTTGATAGTAATGTAAATCCGGTTAACAATGCACCGTCACCCCAATCAACTGTAAATTCGGCTTCAACAAGTTTTTTTAACCTATTTGTGCTTCCGGTATTATAAACTGTAATTGCATTACCATTTCCAGAATAAGTAAAATTGCATAGCTGTTCAATTTGTTCTAATTCGCCATCAAATTCCACCATTACCCCCATCTCGTCCAAATCTGCCTCTAAAAATATTGGCACATTGAATGTTTTTCCGGTATTTTGTAATATTTGAAATTGATTTTTATTCATTTATTCTGGTATTTCATAAAAATTTATTGGTGTTGTTCTTAAACCCTTTCTAGATCCAGTTGAACCATCATACTCATAAATAACATATGAATGATTTGTCATATCTGTTTGCACTTCATAATACAAGTCATCATCTTGATTTAATTCTGATCCAATAATATTTTTATTGGAAAAACTTAAAATTGAACCATCCTCAGCATTAAAAAATCTAGCTGAAATGTAAAAAGTGTCACCAGAATAAACGGAATTATCTTGGAACCAAAAGAAGTACATGTTTTCACTATTCCTGTAATTGTTACCAGTAAAAACTGGAACATGGATATAGTCACCTAAAGAGGTATAGAATACTTTTTGACCTAATGGTAATGATAATGTTTTGGCAAATATTAATTTTTGTGTTTCCTTTTTTGGTGTGCTATAAAATTCTATTCTGAAGAAACTCTTAACAGTATGTGCTAATAACATAGCATTCTCTTCTGGAGATATACCAACTAGATTATAATCTAAACCATTTGAATACCCATTATTAGCGTCTAAAAAATAAAAGTAAAACCAAATATCGCTTTGATTGATTCCTGAATTTAAATATGGTTCATGTATGTATCTGGTCGTTTCGTAGTTATCAACTTGATTGATAATTTTTTTCATCGTTTCTTTTTCATAACTAGCAAAGTTTTCTTCCCAACCAGCATTAGTTTTGAAATCAACGGATTGTGGAATGTTTAAATAAAAATCATCAGTTGTTTTTAAAATTTTCATTAACAGATAGTTTTCTTTTTACCAAACGCTCTAATGCCATTTGTTTTATTTAAATATTCCTTCTCATTTCTCATATAGAAATTAATATCTTGCATAACATAATGTTGACCATTAACAAATGGAAAATTTGTTCCGTTACCTTCGTCATCGATATATCCGTGGTCATAAACGTCTCTCCATTTCCAAATACCTTCTTTTGGAAAATATTGTACGTTATCTGGTAAATCATATATATTATCCGTATTTGAAGTTTCAATATATGGCGAAAGTTGTCTTAATTTAATTCTATAATGTGGTTGATAATATAACCCCATTTTATTTTGTGCGCTATTACCCACATAATAAACAGAATCATCTTGATTAAAGTCGAATATTGAAACTGGGTTAGTGATTTTATGTAAAGATTCACTAATAATTCTTTCTTTTAAATTAACTGGGTCATATTCCACAAAAGCACCAATTAATACAGTGCCTTTTGGTAATGTTGTTCCACTACTAAATGTATAAGTGTCTGATCCTTGAGTTCTTGTAAATGTTTGACCAGACATTCCGGTTTCATTAGATGTTGATCCGCTGAAGTGTTCATCAACCCATGAATTATGTAAGTGAAACTTATATCCCACTTTTGGTGGGTATTCAAAATATCCAGAGCCATTTTTAAAAACAACAGACAAGTAAACTTCGCTTGGTGTAAAATCTAAATTGTTAGTAATACCAGTTAAAATAAATGGTTCCCTAAAATCAAATATCACTGACTCCATTCTATTTTTCTCAACTAACACATCGTTTTCTTGCGCGCTATTTTCAAATAATAATTTTTTTTCATCCTCAAATATTGGCGTTTCAAATCCTGCCTTATCCATTATATAAGCTGAATTATCTGTAAGTGTTTTATGTTTATGTACATAATACGAACAAGTTGTTCCTGTTACGTCGTTATCACTTAAACATCTTTTAATCATAATCACACCACTAATGGTAGTTCCACTTAATTCTGTTTTATCAACATTAATAACATACTTTTCAGATTCATAAACCTCGTCACCAATACTTTTAATTGAATGTGCTGTACCATTAATAACCACAAATTCTTTTTGTTCAATTCCGTGAGGAACTGGTGTTGTTAACTTATAATAACTTCCTTTATCGGTTACTCTTGCCGGTATTCCGTGTTTAGCTTTATTTCCACTTGGTGTTTTTACCCCGCCGGTTAATGTATACGCAATAGGGTATTCGGGGTCAGAACCATAAACATAACTAAGATATAAATTCCAGTTATGGTATGGTGCGTCCATAGTTGATATTGACGCATGGTTATTGTTTCCTGTAACGCTAACGCCATAACCACTATACGTGCCCATAGTTCCAGCATTTACATCTGGCTCTGTTATGACTTCACGCAATAAATCACGTCTTAAAAAAGCAAATTCATCATATGGTAAGTAACCTTCATTTTGTGCACCAGTTGCTCCGTCACCATTTAGATATAACGACTTTTGTAATTTTGCATATCCTGTTGTTCCAGAATATAGATTTCTAAAAATCATTTTTAATTTACCATATATTTTATACTTAGGACTTTCGTTTCTCTCCTCACCAAATAATTCTTGAACATCCAATAATATTGTTTTGTCACCTTCTCTTAACAATTCTTCAGATGTATTCAAACCAATTTTAGTCACCAAATCTTTTTCTGGCGCTTTAGCGTATTCCTTTTCTGGTAATATAATTTGTCTCTTTTCCATTATTCTGCTGATGGGAATGCTCCTTTCGGACCAAATCTTTCAATAAACTTATCCAAGCCGGTTTTGCCTGGTCTTAAACCGAAATAAAATAAAAATGGTGTTGATAAAATCTGTTTTGAACTACTATAATAATCTTGTGTTTTTCTAATTATAAAATCCATAGAAGCATCCCAAGTAACTTGATTCCAAGTTCCAGCGGTACCATATCTAGTGTATAGTGTTCCTGCTGTTGGTTCTATTTGAGTACCACTAGTATAATATAGATAAGTAAATCCTGGATACTCACCATCATATGATGCGTGACCATCAGATGACGATACCACATCAAATTCAACTGTTGTTGTTACATCAATACCACCAATAGTTAAACCAGAGAATGTATATGTCATTGGTAATAACAGATATTTGTCAGAAGAATCATCCGCCGCCGATGTTAAATTATAGCCATAAGTCATTCCTTGTAAAGGTTGTACTTGAACATTTCCATAATCCCATCGTTGATTATCTAACGTTGTTTCATTATGTGGTCCAAATCCGGTTCCGCCTTTTTCCCATAAATAAAATGGTACTGGTTGAGCCGATTCTGTCAATCTACCCTGCACAAGTGTTAAACCATCATTTGCAATATGTGTTGGTTCATTTAAACAAGCTCTTTGTCTTTCGCCATCTTCAGCAAATTCAAAAGTTACTGGTAATGGTCCATACACATTTGTTCCGTTTTTAAACACACTAGGGTATACATCTGGATCTAATACTTGATATGAATACCCAAGATATTTTGGGCTTTGTAAATCAAATGGTTCAATACCAACTTCATTATTAATGGATATTAATTGCATAATATCACCATCCAACACCTTATTAATACCGTTTACTTTAAATCCTTCATTATCAAAAAAATTATTAATATCATGTTCATTGTTACTAACATCCATTCTATAGTTAATTGCCAACCCTAACAGTTCACCAAAATTTTTATATGATGTTGGACCAATCTGTCTACTAACAGAACAGTTTGGGTCTAAATTTGGGTCAGTGCAAATTTCTTTAATGAATTCATCTCTAGGACCTAAATCAACAAATGTTGTTGGGCGATTAATTCTTTTTTTGGTAAAAAATAAACTAGCGCCTGCCCCCCAAGCACTTGTACTAGGATTATACGGGCATGATCTGTAATAAAATATATTTTGATCTGGCGCCCATTTTATAATATCTTTACAATAATCAGCATCTGTTGATGTTTTATTCTTAGCTTTAAATGCAAAGAAATATAACGAACCAGATAACCAGTTATCAACAAATGAATAATTTACGATACCACCACAAAAAAGTTTACCAACACGTTTTCTTCTTCGATATTCTCTCAGTATCTCCCAAACCCTTTTTGTTGATTGGGATCCAGGGACAATGGTGAAAACACCATTTTCAAATTCAGACATACCACTACGGGTAAATTTTTCATAGGAATCACCACCAAAAGATGTAACTAATGGAACACCTGAACTAGGATAAAAAATAATATCGTCTGTACCTGAAAGTGTTGAAGTATAAGCATCTGTTGTTGCACCATATCCGGTATTGGTAATGTTTGTTGCAACAACTGATGTTGTACCAGCATTATAACTTGCTGGTGATATTACACCCGATTGACTGTAATTAGTGTAACCGGTTGTTGGATAATACCAGCTAACAATACTTTCATCATATGGTGTATCATATAATTCACAACCAGATTCTAATTGAACTAATGTTGATGTGTCTGTACCTTCTTTTTCTGTTGCGCTTCTAATTGTTAATGTGTATGATATTGGTTCACCTAATGATGCTTCTATATCTTCAAATGTTATATTGCTATAACTAATAGTATTACCGCTAATATCTAAAACAGGTGTTCCCGAAAATTGATTGGTTAAATTTTGGTTTCCATAAGTCACACTAGATAATAGATAATTTGACTGATTATTTATAAAATAAAGAATACCTGTACCGCCAGAAATTAATGCGGCGCCTAAGGCATCTAAATCTTCGCCAGAACAATTACCTGTTGACGATGGTGCAAATGTTAATGATGTCACATTTAACGTTCTACTATTTTCTAAATAATCTCCAGTTATTGTTACACTACCAACTGAACAATAATCACTACTAGTTCCAGTACCGCTTACAACAGAGCCATAAGTGTCATCACCGTTACATTCCTCACATTCTGGATAGTTTATTAGATATAAACGTCTTTGACCATTTTCTTGTGCTCTAAATGCTGCCTTTTTAATACTTTTGGCTAATTGTCTAATAGGTCTAAAATCTGCACCATCCCCAATTGTAAATAATAAACGCACTAAAGAATTTGTAAACGTCAATGTTAATAGATTTATTAAATGTTCTAAAAATAATAGAACCTCAGCAATTAATAATGTGAAAGTTACATTTTTAGTACCAAAGTTAACTGGGAATGTATTTGCTGAACTTGTACAATCTTCTTCTTCACTTGGAACAATTTCTTTAATTGCTAAGAAATTATCAGTTGAGAATGGTACGTTTCTAAAATATGAACTTTGAAAAGATGAAACAGTATAAACTTTATTATATGAAAATCTATAGAAATAATCTTGTGGGTAATTAAACCCGTCGACATTGTTTAATATGTCGCCCATAGCAGATGCGGGGTAATCCGAATATTCGGTTGACCACGCATACGATTTCATTTGGTCGTTACTATACTCTTTAATGTTTGGTAAAAGATAACTTGCGGTTGTTCTAACCCTACCCAATGTTTCGTTCTTAACAGACATTCGCATTCTATAAATGGCTGACGTTGGAATACCTTTGTTTGGGTCATTTGTAAACTCGTTTTCACCAAATTCATTTGTATAGACATAGTCCATATTCATTTCAATTGGCATTACGAATGAACCACTTTCGTCAATATCTTCTTTTGTTTCAATAAGTTCTAATATTGGTCGATTACTTGAATCTCTCTGTGTTGTAAATCTAATTGATTCGATAGTGGAATTAACTGTTACCAAATCACACTTTCTACCCATTTGTCTTCTTGGTTGGCAATTCTTATTAATTGCATTACTATCCTTGTCAGTAAATAAACCACCAATAACAAATGCTTTTGGTTGTATTTTAACCCCTTGACTAGACAAATCAAAGTCGCTTCTAGTAATTCCTAAAGTGCATAGTTCGACATTTCCCCAGAAAGGGTGAACTTCAACGGTTCTATCAAAAGAAACGACTTGTGGTAGTGAATCTAAATCTACGCTTGGTTTAAACTGATATGTTGACTTAAATTGGTCAACCCCATAACCATTCCTTAAAAAATCATCTGGGCGTAATGAGAAGCAACCAATGTCAGATAAATCAACATCCACATGTATTGTTTGTTCACCTAGGGGTACCCCCCAAATCATAAAATCGCCTGAAGTATTTGTTTTAACAGTATATTTGTAATATTTCTCATATACCTCTAGAACTTCTTCTCTTGTTAAAATATCTGTCTGGTCTGGAAATGTTCCTGTTGGTTCATGACCGCCGTGTTGTTTTCTTGCTGGAAGTAGATTATAGCGATATCCGTTCTCATTTTTATCTTGTGCTGATTTAAATGGGTATAAAGCTGATACCACTGGGTCATCTTCGTCTTCTTGGGCTAATGGAACAAATATGGATACTCTAGCATTAGGAACACCAAATCCGTTGTTTACTGATATTCTACCACAAACAACGCCATAGTCGGCGCACAATGATGCGTAAGTGTCTTGTTGAGTAAATTTTAATGAAAGTATCTCTAATAAATCGAATTTCTGTTGTAATTCAACAGTAACCAATTTATCCTTCCCAACATTTGTTAAAATTCTATGTTTTTGAACCATACTAATATAAATAGAAACCTACTGATTTTCTAATGTAGAATATAAGTAAAAAAACTATTAGTATGTAGTGGAACCTAAGGTTTTAACTCTTATTTTAATATCTTTATTTGGAAATCTGATTTGAAATATCTGATTTGCTTTCATATATATGGTTGAATCAGATTGTACAATTTCTTTTGTTATAGGATTTGACTCTTGAGCAACCTGTGCTGTTGAATATTCTCCACCAATTTTATTAAAAACTCTAATACTGACCACGTTGACAATACCAGAAATATCATTGATTTCTTTTTGCAAATCACCCACAAATAATGGGTCTCCCATCTTACGTTTGTCGATTGAGAAATAAGCTGTTATTTTAGTAATCGCTTCTCTTAATAAATCTGCTTGGTTTTGGTTTTTATCAACCACCAAATCGATTTCTAAACCCATATCAATAACCTCACCACTAACAATATCCAAATAGTCGTTAATCATTCTATATTCCGACAAGTAATTTAAAATATTGTTTTTTAGGGTGTTAGAAACTGTATCACTTAAGTTACCATTCTCATCATATGATAATAACTTAATTCTCACTCTGTTGTTTTCTTCCATTACATTAACTTTGGCCGGAGCCCCGAATGTTGATGGCATATTTTCAATCAATGATTTATAGTCATTAAGCGTAACTGCTCTGTTTTGTGCTGCGAAATTATATGCAACCATATTTCTTAATTCCTCAACAGTTGGTTGATCCGCCCCACCCACAGCCGGTGTTACGTTTGTAACTTGTAATGATTGAGATACTTGGTTATTTATAGAACTTAAAGGACCCGTCATCACAAAATCAACATTTTCTACCGTTGTTAAAACACCAACCCCTAGATTACTTTCCTTACCACCACCAATCCTATATTTTACAAATAAGGTTGTGTTTGCTTTAGGAATTGTACCCATTGACATATTATTTAGATATGTTCCTAGGTTAACCTTTAAATTACTTGTAATATAGTTGTCCAAATTATCTAATGGATCAACATTACCTGAACCAAATGTTAATGAGAAATAACCTTCTGGTGTATATTCTGTAATAAATTTATTTGAAACCTTAACATTTGTACCTGCAACAAAATTCTTTTTGTCAGAAGTGCTTGTAGGGTCTTTAATGAATACTTTATCTTGTATTAGTGTTTTAACCTCATACCATTTATTTGTTGAACTAATAAATTCAGAAGCATTTGGATTAGCACCGAAAGACGTTCCTTCTTTATGTATAATTGAAGTAACTCCTAGAACATTTTTTTCAGGTAAATAGAGTTTTAAGAATGGTTTTTGGTCTCTTTGCGTGATTGCTCTTCTAAAAATTTTAGTAACACCATTAACAACAGCTTCTCTTTTTGTAATCGTATATGAAATCAATTTATTATTGGCATCAGAATTTGGTATTTTTAATCTGTTTGGTTCTCCTCTGTCATTAAATGGGTTAGAAAAATCAATATCAGAAATTGTTTCAAATATTTGACCACCCCCAGACACTTGAGCGCCAGCTCTTAAGATACCTTCGTATCTTTCATCATCCTTATCACCTCTAACTGGTACATTAATACTAAAATCACATAATGAAACGGCCGGTCTTTGACCTGGAACCCTAATTCCGTATGTTTTTGCTATATGAAATAATGATTGTTTTTGTTGAGCAAAGTCCAGCATAGTTTCTTGCCAAACCCTATCTATATGGTAATGTAAGTTATCCGCAACAGCGGCATTTAAATCCAATGACACCGAAAATATTGATGCGTCATTTGTATTTTTAATTAATTCGGGATAGTAATCTTTTGTTAAATTAACTAACTCTTCTCTAATTCCCGCGAAATCTCTATTCGTGTACGATATTTTTTTACTCATCTTATATGTTAATAATTATAAAATCACTTGAACCAAATGCCCCATTATTTACTGTATAATCAATTCTTACTTTTGCTGTATAAGGTTTGTTTGATGAATCAGATGTTCTAAATAATCGACTATCTTCATCTTCACTAACACTAACCTGTTCATCTGGATCATTTTCAGCGTTAACAACCTTTATTGAATTTATATCTAAATTTGGAATGTATTTTTTTACCGATTCTCTTATTTCGTCTTCAATATGGTTAAAGGTGATAACATCATTTTGGTCAAAAATATATTCATAAATTCTAGTACCAAAATCAGGTAAAAAATATCTAGTACCCCTCTTTGTTAATATAAGGTGTATTAGATTCGCTCTAATCTCTTGCTCGGGGGTTTTTGTCATTCTAACAAAGTCACCGACCATACTATCCCTAAATGGGAAATCTATACCATAGGATGTTGCCATACCAATAAATATAAAGAATACCGAAATGGTAATAAATAAAAAATCGCGACACTTTATTAAAAAATGTCGCGATAATTGTGACTTTTTAGGTGCCACCCATTATATTATGAACCACAACCAACACATTCAAATGGTGAATCGTCTGGTTTTGCTGTCAAGGTTGCATCGTTTTGTTCAAAATGTATTGAATTCGTCGTTTGTGCTTGCACTGGTTCTGGTTTTGGTGTTGTGGCTGAAATATCCACCCCTAAACTTTTTATAGCATCTACCGCTGAACGAGTTCTTAAATAATACATTCCGGTTTTTAAACCCATTTTCCAACCATAAATGTGTGCCGCCAATAATTTTGGTTTTGTCACATTGTCCATAAATAAATTCATAGATTGTGATTGGTCAATATAAACAGCGCGATTTGCAGCCATTTGGATAATTCTTTTTTGTGACATTTCCCAAACGGTTTTATATATCTCTTTTAATTCTGTAGGAATTTCTGGGATATTTTGAACAGAACCATTTTCCATAATTAATTTATTTTTGATGGTATCGTTCCACATACCAATCTTTAATAAATCTTTTACTAAATGTTTGTTAATTACAACAAATTCTCCACTTAAAGTTCTTCTCAAGTAAAGATTTGTTGTGAATGGTTCAAACGCTTCATTGTTACCCAAAATTTGTGCTGTAGATGCCGTTGGCATAGGTGCAACTAATAACGAGTTTCTAACACCAAATTTGATGATTTCTTTTCTTAGTGATTTCCAGTCCCATCTACCTGAAGTGTCCTTATCAGTTTTACCCCACATTTGATATTGTAAAATACCTTGAGATAAAGGTGATCCTTCAAATGTTTCATAAGCACCTTCTTTTTGTGCTATCTCCATTGAAGATGTTAGTGCAGCAAAATAAATTGTTTCAAAAATTTCCACTTGGATTTTATCCGCCAATTCACTTTCAAATGCAATACCTAACAAACAGAAAATATCTGCTAAACCTTGAATACCTAAACCTACTGGTCTGTGTCTAAAGTTAGAACGTTTAGTTTCTTCTGTCGGGTAATAATTTAAATCAATCACATTGTTTAAGTTCCTAACAATTTGCTTAGTAGTTTCATATAATAATTCATGATTGAACTCACCATTAATAATATATTTTGGTAAAGCGATTGACGCTAAATTACAAACCGCTTGTTCATCGGCAGATGAATATTCGATAATTTCAGTACATAAGTTAGATGACTTGATTGTACCTAAATTCTTTTGGTTTGATTTATAATTTGCAGGGTCTTTGTACAACATGTAAGGTGTACCTGTTTCCATTTGCGCTTCTAAAATCTTATCCATCAATTTTCTTGCCTTTACAACTTTACGCGCTCTACCTTCTTGTTCGTATTGTTCATATAATTTTGTAAAGTTCTTTTCTTCTGGTGTATCATATGTATCAGATAAACCTGGAGCTTCGTCTGGTGTGAATAGTGACCAATCACCATCTTCCTCAACTCGCTTCATGAATAAATCTGGAGTCCACATTGCTAAAAATAAATCTCTAGCACGCATCTCTTCTTTACCAGTATTTTTTCTTAATTCAATAAATTCAAAAACGTCTGAATGCCAAGGTTCTAAATAAATTGCAAATGAACCTTTACGTTTACCACCTTGATTAATCCAACGAGCAATTTCATTGTATGTCTTCATCATAGGGATTAAGCCATCAGATTCACCGCCTGTACCCTTTATATACGCACCCTTTGCTCTAACATTGTGAACGTGTAATCCAATACCACCGGCCCATTTAGATATGTGTGCAACGTCTTTAATTGTTGAAAACAACCCCTCGATACTGTCGTCTTTATTCGCTAATAAGAAACATGATGACATTTGTGCCTTTGGTGTTCCGGCATTAAACAATGTTGGTGTTGCGTGTGTATATAAATGAGTAGACAAATCATCATAGATTCTTAAGCCCATTTCTAAATCACCATTACAAATACCCATAGCAACTCGCATATAAAGATACTGTGGTCTTTCAACTATTTTTTCGCCAATCTTTAATAGGTATGATCTTTCTAAAGTTTTAATCCCAAAAAAATCAAAATCTAAATCCCTTTCGATATCAATCGCTGAGTCAATTACTTCTTTGTTTTCCAAAACAAAATCATATAGATTTTTTGAAATCAATGATGATTCTTTTCCAGTTTTAGGTTCATTGAAAGAATATAATTGTTTAATACATTGTGAAAATTTATTTGGTGTTGATTTATGTAAATTTGAAACAGCAATTCTACCAGCTAATTTTGCGTAATCTGGATGAGTTGTTGTCATTGATGCGGCGGTTTCAGCCGCTAGTTTATCTAACTCTAATGTACTAATTCCATCATATATCCCTTGCGTTACTTTAAGAGTGATGTATGTTGGGTCAATATATTCCAAATTTAAGTCATGACAAAGGGCACTAATTCTTTTAGTAATTTTGTCATATCTCATTTCTTCTAATTCACCGTTTCTTTTTTTTACCTTCATTTTTTATTATTTTAAAAATCCATGTCAGAAAATGCGCTGTCAAGTTCTTCTTCAGCTTTATTATGTACTCCTGCTTTTTGGTACTCAGCAACTCTTTTTTCAAAGAAATTGGTTTTACCTTGAATAGCGATATTCTCCATGAAGTCAAATGGATTCGCTACGTTGTATACTTTAGAACAACCTAAAGCAACTAATAACCTGTCTGTGACAAATTCAAGATACTGAGACATTAAATCTGAGTTCATACCGATTAATCTAACAGGTAACGCCTCTAATATAAATTCCTTCTCAATTTCTAATGCGCTAACAATGATTTCTTTAAGTTTCTTTTCAGGTATTTTTTTCTCAATATGACTGTTGTATAAATGACAAGCAAAATCACAATGCATACCTTCGTCTCTAGAAATTAATTCATTGGAGAATGTTAATCCAGGCATTAGACCTCTCTTTTTTAACCAAAAGATAGAACAAAATGAACCCGAAAAAAAGATACCTTCAACAGCCGCAAACGCAACTAATCTTTCAACAAAAGATTCAGAATTAATCCATTTAATAGCCCAATCAGCTTTCTTTTTAATTGCTGGGATTGTATCTACTGCACGGAAAAGATGCATTTGTTCTTCTCTATCTTTAATGTATGTGTCAATCAATAATGAATATGTTTCACTATGGATATTTTCCATCATTATTTGAAATCCGTAGAAAAATTTTGCTTCAGTATATTGAACCTCATTTACGAAGTTCATTGCTAAATTCTCATTAACAATACCATCCGATGCCGCAAAAAATGCCAACACATTCTTAATAAAATGTTGTTCATCATTATTAAGTTTATGCTCCCAGTCAGTAATATCTTGACCTAAATCAATCTCTTCTGCTGTCCAAATACACGCTTCTTGTTGTTTGTACAATTTCCAAATATCCTCATGTTCTATTGGGAACAAAACAAATCGGTTTGGGTTTTCAACCAAAATTTTCTCTACCATAATTTATTGTTTTTTTAGTTAGTTACGCGAGTTTTTGTTTTCTCGTCTAATAGTTTTCTAATTCTTTGCTTGTTTTTTTCTTCTTTGTCTTGTTCAAAACCAAGCATAGTGCTTTGTGAATCAGTATCAATCGTTAAATACTCATTGTTAAAGTGGCAGTTATCAAATATAACACCATCTCTACCAACTCTAGATTTTAACAATGTAAGAGTTGCCAAATTTAATTCTTTTTGTTGTAATGTTTTACCAATAGATAAAACTACGTGACCAATTTGTGCTTTCTTAATAGAACCACCCATTTGGTCCGTTGTAACTACTTCGCTTTTAATTGATTCTCTATTACCTTGTGTTGCAGTCCAGATTGCAATATCAAACTCAGAAGTCATCGATTCCAATTGTCTCATAATAGCACCTTCACCTTTCCATTCTTCACCAAATGCACTTCTTTCTGGTGAAATACAATCAACATAGTCCAGTGTTAATAAATCTATTTTAAAACCATCGGCAATCATCTTTCTTAATTTAGATTTAATTTCACTAACGGTTACAGAATCACTAGGTAATTTTAATAACCTAATTTGACCTTTAGACCTTTCTTTGGCTTCATTAACTCTTTTTTCAACCTCTTCAGGAACTTCTGTTTGGTCGTCTGGCGCAATCCCAGACCAAATTGTAAAATGCTTTCTTTTAATATTATTGACGTTATCCTCAAAAAATATTTGAACAACATTAAAATCATTATTAAACGCTGCGTTCGCAAACTTGGTTAGTAACGTTGTTTTACCAGTACCTGTTGGTGCTAATACCACACCTAACTCACCTCTACCTAGACCACCCTTTAATAAGTTATCAACGCCCACAACACCTGTTGGTATAGCGGTTCTACAATCTTTTTGTAATGCCGACATGACATCGTCAAAAATATCTGTCATATCATGATCAATCACACCAACCTGTAGTGCTTTTTGAATAATATTTTCAATTCTTTTGTATGCTTCAAATTCACCGTCATTAGTTATCGCCTCAACTTCTTTTAATGCTTTCTTTAACACTTGTTGTTTACAGAAATTAAGGGCACTGCCTTGAATGTGCAATGCATCGTTAATTTCTATAGTTTGAATATCACTTAATGTGTCAATAATAACTTTAGAAGACGATGAACCTTCTTTTGTTTCAATTAAAATTTTATTTTTAATAGTTTCATAAGCTGGTATTGAATTTAAGGTTATATACAACTCTTTAATATGTTCCATAATCACTCTAAAATACACACCATCAAAGTAGTTGCTTTCGATAACTTCAACAATTGAATCACCGAATTTTTTATCTTCAATAATTGTTTTTAATAATGATTGTTGGAATCTAGGACCCAAATAACCAAAATTCATTTCTTTCGACATAATCTTTTTTTTTAAATTAAATTAAATAACTATATCTTACAGTTCATACTGTAGATATACCGTTTCTAGGTCTTCTCTTGACATTATGTCAGTTAAATCAGATAAAATTCTTCTCAAATTTGGTCTAATGTCAACCGAGTATCTCACTTTTGGATGGAACACACTCGCAAGGAAAATCCTTTCAATAAATACATCGTTACCTTGTTTCACTTGTAACAAAAAGTATTGTTCTTCGGTTTCTTTTGGGTCTTCCACGTATGTCGAATTCAGGATATAATTTTGATTTTCAACCAAATAATTGGAACTTTTTATTTTTAAATCCTCACTAATTTCTACACAAATATCTTGTATATAATAGTGCAGGTCCATAGACCGTCTACTAACTGGGTTATAGTCGTGGACATTAAAAAATCTTTGGCAGATGATGTTATTGTCCAACGTCAAAAGGAATTCAAATTTGTTTTGTTCTTGGATGTTCATGTTTTAAATTTTAAATTTTATTATTTTTTTATTTTTTTCTTTTCTGGTTAACCTCAGAAAGGGGTTTAGAAATTTTATCCAGGCGTCTTCTTGTTTGGGTAATACGGTGAACATCCCGTCATCCATCATCATTTTCATAGTATTTTTATATGATCGCCCTTCGGAATCCAATGTTTCATTTATTAAGTCAAGTATTTGCGTTTTCGCATCATCAGTTAATATTGGTTCCGTTAAATCAACTATTTTTTCATTTGTTTCGAAAAATTCTTCACCTAGTACCCCTAATTTGCTAACACCAGTAAGTAAATTCTGTAAGGTTTTGTTGTGTTTATCCACTTGCCATATTTCTTCTGCTTTAGTTCTAACCTCGTTAAGTGTTAAAATTTTTGTTTGCATTTCAGGAAATAACCCAATCATCCTTTTCAGTCCTAAGTTTCTAATACCAAATATGTTATCAGATGGGTCTCCGCACAGCATTTTTACAATTTTAACATTTTCAATTAAGATTGTTTCATGGTCGTATTCAATATTATCCCCTGGTTTATATATTTTGCCATGTGCTGGATTATATAAATCAGTATCAACTGAAACTAATTGTGCTAAATCCCTATCTGATGAATAGATGATTTTTTTCTCTTTGGGTGAATTTTGTGAATAATAGGCAATACAATCATCTGATTCGCAATTTTGATATTCGCCTTGGCGTACGTATAACTCTTCTAGATATTGTTTAATTCGAACTCTTTGATAACCGTATGAACTTTGTGCTTCATCCGTCCATCTGTTACTTCTTCTTGTGTCTTTGTATAAGTGGTAAATTTTTTTCCGAGTGGCGGCACTGTCGGCACCATCCCAAAAAACGCATATCTTGTCTAGGTGGTATGTCTCAAATGATTTTCTAAGAGTATTGAGAAAATGATAAATTCCTCCAATATGTTTTCCCTTATAGAAGTAATTTTTGACACCAAAAAAACCAATCGTAAGTAAATTGTCACCATCAACAAGCAGTACAGACATTTAAAATTTAAATTATAATGTTAAAAAACTATTCCTCTTCTGTGACAACTTTTAGTTTAGAAATTTCGTCAATACTAACTTCTAATCTTTCACTAATATAGTTACCATAATCTTTTTTGTATTCTTCAATACTTTTCTTCTCTTCTGGTTCTGACTTACCCGGCATAAAACCATGTGCTGTAACAATAATCTTACCATCCTCATATCCTAAACCATTTACGTGGTTTTTCATAATTGAGATTTTAGTTCTTACAGCCATTTTAACTTTTCTACCATCTTTAGTGATAGCAATCTTAGTTGTGCCGGCATTTTTTTCATTACCAAAACGGAAAACTAATGTTGAGTTTAACCAGATGGCTTCGCCACCTTTAGCTTTAATTTTAGGTTGACCAAATGGATTATCTGGTAACTCTACCCAAGGTTGGTTTACTATAATTAGTGTGTTTGTAAATTTCTTATCACTTCTTCTTGAACCTGAAATTCTTTGATTAATTCCTTGACCAATTTTATCTGATAATACTCTGGCGTTATGTTGTGCACCACCTTTACCATCAAAAGTCATCTTACATGGAACTGACCCTACCGAATCCCAAAGGAAACATAAATCGTAATCCAATTCACCTTTATCTTGTGCATCTAATAATTCACCAATATAATCAGTAATTTGTTCAATGTATTCAAAGTGATTGTTAAATAAGAAAAATCCATCAAATGTCTTATCTCCAGTTTCCTTGTCAATGCTTTCTTCAACTTCAAAACCCATAAGTTTTGCGTGTGGAAAATCCCATTTTTGTTCTGTAATGATAAACACTGGTAATATACCTTTCTTTTGTGCATCTACCGCCGTTTTTACCAATGCTGTTGTCTTACCAGTATCAGAATGCCCTAGAAGCATGTTTAAATGCCCCATAGCTGGTCCAGGTATACCTACTGCGTCTGAGAATGCGTCACCAAGATCAAAGAATCTATCTGGCTTAAATGACGCCTCTTTTGAGAATTTTTTCTTTATTGCTGAAAAATCGTTTTTCTTAATTGCCATAATATTTTTTTTTAAAAAGAGGGACCCTTGTCTCCCTTAGATTAAAATTTGACAAGGGCCCTCAACATCTTAATTAGAACGGTAAATCTTCGTCTACCTCATCAGTGTCTTGTGGATCAACTAATTTCTGTGTCTCAGTCGCTCCCAAGTCAACTTGTCCGTCGTCACCATAAACCCATTTCTTCTCTTCAGTGTTCCATTTTGGGGTATAACCCTTAGCAACACCTTCTAGATATTCTTCTGGCTTTTTAGAGTACGCGTCTGCCCATGTTAAATCATCCATTAACCATTCTGTTGCTTGTCCTTCGTTTGTACTGATTGGACTAGCATCATCTGGGAAAATTGATGAAATGGTTGTGTATTCTCCGCCACTTGGCTTCTTAGTTAATGTTAATGAAATAACTAAGTCACGACCATTTTTAGGGTCTGTAATATCGCCCTTATTGCGCATGATTGGCACAATTTTATCTAGAGGACCATCACCTTTTGAGTTGTGCTTAAATCTCCAGAATTTAACACCGTCTTGCTCATTATCTCTGTCGATAACTTTAACGATATAAAAACGTTTAGGATTGTAATTTTTAGCCAATTCTCTATCGGCTTCATTACCTGTGCTACGAAGTGCTTCGTTTACCTCGGTTAAAGGTGAACGCTTACCTTCATTTTTTCCTGGGTCATATAATTTAACCCACTTACCATCCACTTGGATTTCGTGGAACCATACCTCTTTAAATGGTGATGTACCATCCTTCATTGGGATGATTCTGATTCTTTTTTCTCCAGAAGACACACCTTTTGTTAAGATGGGTGCGAAATACTTTTTCAATCTCTCTTCTGAACTAACTCTTTGGGCTGCTCCCGCTGGTTGTTTGTTTTTCTCATACTGGTTGAGAATTGCATCTAATGCTGACATAATGTTACGTTTTAAATGAATAAATTTTGTTATGAGCTAATATAAATAAAAAAACCCGAATTAAAAAATCCAGGTTAATTATTTTAATAAAAATCGTTTTTTTAGCTAAATAGCGTGTTAGAACCTTAGGTAGGTTCCCCCCAATTAATTAAGTAGTTCGCAAAAGTACCCATAGAATCCGTTCTTTTAGTGACATTATACCCATAAGTGTTTTTTAACACATTTGCCATATTATCATCCATACTTCTTTCGTCAATAAAAGCATTGTACTGTCCTTGAGACGTTGCGCCGGTTATCACATTATTCACATATGATAATGAACTTCTTGTCGAATCTGTGTTTGTTGTTGCTAATGAACCTGATATCATTTTCTATATATTTTATTCTAATGTTAATTTGTAAGCTAATTTGTTTATTGTTGCCAACATTTCGTCTCTAATATTTAACAAATCACTATCTTTAGTTGGTTCTAATTCATTACTTAATGAAATTAAAAAACCTTTAATATTTTGTAAAAATTCAACAATTTTAACATCCGTTAAATTGTCAATTCTAATATTCTTGTCTTGCTCTTCCAAAACAAATCTACCTTGTTTACCCATAGCCGTTTCAACATACGTGTCGATAAAACCTTCTAATGTTGAGTATGTTTTACCAAATGCGATATGTCTTGCATATCCTTTAGTTTGCCAATGTAATATTCTTAATTGGACCTGTATTTCTAAAAATTTTTGAACACTAGTATTGAGTATCATCTTGTAATGGGTTGAATGTTTTTGCTATTTCATCCTTAGAGTAATTTTCAATGTCATTTTTAGTTAAAACGTATTCGTTTTTACCTGATGCTTGCATTTCAGCTTGCTTCATTGAGAAAAAATCATTAGGTTTTTGGTTAAAAGGATATGAGTCCAATGAACGCATTTCCAATTTCTCTTGTGGAGTTGTTGGTTTCATTGATTCAATTTTAGAACCTAATTCGTCTATTTTTAATAAAACCTGATCCATCTGCGCTAATTTTGTTTCCAAATCAGCTAACTTACTGAACGCGTCATCCATTTTTTGTAAAACGGCGGTATTTTCACCTTTTGACGATTCTAAGTCATTTTTTATATTTTTTGTCATGTTAACCAATTCGGTAACATCGACTTCTTCAGTATCACCGCCTGCTGCTGGAGCATCTAACGCCGGATTTTCTGGAAGTGCCCCTAAATCCGCTGCTGGAGCGTCTTCTGGTGCTGGAGTTAGTGACGCCGCAGGATCGGCTGGTGGTGGAGGCGCTGGTAATTCCTGTTCATTCAAATTTGAAGCATTTCTATTAATACTTTTAAATCTGTTTAATTCTTCAAGGAGTTTTTTTTCTAGCATGATTTTAATCTTGTAATAATTGTCTACCGTCTTCGGTAATATATTTTTTATTTATTCTTTCAACAATACCGTCTTTTGACTTAATTGTATAACACTCCCCGGTTTGTAAGTCACAAACCTCTTGTTCTTTTCCATCCTCAGATTGGGTTTTAACCATTTTTGGATTTAAGAACTGATCTATTGAACTGTTTCTATTATTTTCCATAACTTTATTTTATAAATATCTAAAAAATCTTAATTTTCACTATTCGGGCTTAAAATAAATAACGTAACCGTCTTGCACTTTTAACTTCCTCATTAATTGGGGTGACATTGCTATACCATAAGTTGTATCTGGTAAACCATTATGTACCGCGCCAGAAAACAGACCAGTTGTAAAGTTTATTGAAGGTAGAACTTTTAATGGATTTGGAACACCTGTATCAGTGGTATTCTTAGCCAAAAATGGGTTATAGAATATCATATTGATATTTGATATCTCAGATGCTGACTTGTTTGAAAAATCGAATCTAGTTGAGAAGTAATAATCAATATTTTCATTAATGTCGCCAAATGTTAAAATATTGTTGTTTTGAGCTTTTGTTGTAACGGTCATTTCTGTGTTGTTAGGTAATGTGTAGTTCGGCCCACCCATTTGAACCACTCTAGCACGTAGCCACTTGTCTTTAACACCGTTAATTGTGTGTTCAACATATTGGATATATTTTTCACCGTTCTGACCGTTGTATGGGATACCTGAAAGGAATCCGGATTCACTTAACACAACTTCCCCATTAACATTAAGTGGTCCTAAGTCGTATTCAACAGTTTTACCGTTTATCGTTGCACTCTTGGTTGTGGTTGTAACAGCATTTGCTTCTTGTTTTTTCTTAAACGCGGCCTTTAATATTTTGTCAAATAATGGTCTATATGCCGCAACAAAACTATCCTTTATGTTTGGTAAATTATCGTTGGGTATTCTAGCGCCTTTAAAAGTTGTGTCAATTTGATTCGCTTTAATACTGTGAGAAACTTCGGTGATAAAATATGTACCTTCAAACATAGGTATATTATTTAAATAAAAATACATTGTTGGTTGTATCATAGCGTTACCCATAGAAGAAACCTCACATGTGTATGAATATGTTCTATACAAATCAAATAAATTAACATCTACTTGATATGTGTTAGAACCAGATTGTGACCTACCTAAATTTTCATACGCCAAGAATGTTTCTGATGTTGGTGTTTTAGAATCTTGACTTAACGAAACGTTTTTAAACATACTTTGTGCTTGATCCCCAAAATTAACCTCAAAACCCACAACCCTATTTGACTTACTAAAATCTGTATCCATAAACAGTTGTTGTGAAACTAATAATGGATTTTTATTAACATTACGAATATCGGCACCGTCATTCTTAAATTTGTTTTTTGGACTAACCTCACCCATTGATAAGTGTTTTGATGATGGTCCGATATATTGTAAAATCATTTTAGGAGATGATTCTTGATAGTCAACTTCTAAAAATGTTCCAAATAAATTTCTAGCAAGATTTTTGGATGGGGTAATTCTTTTCTTGTCAGAAAAGTTTGTACCATAAAAATTAACGTAGGCCGGTAGTGGTCTAAAGTCAATATTGTTACCTTGAATTAAAATTGAAATCATACCCAATAAACTTTTATTTGCATTTCTTGGGTCTGCCAATGGTTTTAATCTATCCAAACTCATGTATAGTTCGTTGCCAATATCCTTATTAGCTCTATCTAAGAATAAAAATTCTTCCAAAAGATTTCTTTGTCCTAATGAATTACCAGAAACCCATTTATCATTAAACGATTTAAAGAAATTGTAGGTTTCTAATTTAGTTGTCTTGTCGGTATTAAAACCTCTATAAACCGTTACTGGAGTCGTTGTGTCGATTGGTAATTTTCCAACCTTCAACATCAATCCATTAAAATATGTATCAAATCTTTTTTCTTGTGGGATTACTATATTCTCATTTAGATATGCTCTAAAGGTTGTTACAGTAGGGTTATATGATGGGTTATCCGCTAAGTTCTTAGCTAAATACCCAGCATATATTCTAGCTAGTAATCTATGTGAATAGATGTTTTCCTCATTTAATTCAACATTGGTTGTGGCGAAATAATCTAAATAATGCCCGTCAATATCTTCACCAACATATAATTTAATTAAATTT